TAATGCAACATCATTAGATTTTATGACAGGTGCTAGTGAAGCGGCGACAACAAAAGCATCATTAACATCTGGAGGGCGATTAGGTGTAGGGACAACAGACCCATTAGGTGGGCTTCATGTAAAAGGAAATGGTGAACATGGAATTATAAACATACAACCTGGTGGAACAAGTGGTAGTGATAACTTTGCGTATTTAAGGTTTTTAGAAAGTGGAGATGACACAACTGTTGGTATTCAACAAGAAGCAGAACTTTCAGGTACAAATTCTATGGACTTAATTATAAGTACATTAAATTCAAATACATTAGCAGAGGGATTTAGAATACAAGCAAATGGTTCTGTGGGTATTAAATCAGGTGCAGCAAAAGGTACAAATTTTACATCAACAGGTTCAGCAGGTGGATTATCAAGAGGTTTTACTGTTCAACATGATGGTGCATCTAGTTTTGTTGGGGAATTTCGTTCAGAGGGTAACAATGCAAATAGATTTGGTTTGATATTAAACTATGGTGCAGACGATAATCATTCATCTACAGCAACAGCAATACAATTTCAAGATGGTGATGGAACAAATCAAGGAACAATTACATCTACTAATGGTACTGTCAATTATGGTGCTTTTACAGCAAACCATGATGTGTATTTACCTGATGCAGATAAACAAACAGGATATCCTTATGGAACATTATTAGAATGTGTAAGTACAACATATAAAAAATCTGTTGGAACAAATACAACTTTAGAAAGAGGAATACGATATAATGTTCAAAAAACTTCCTCTAAAATGTCAAAAGCAGTAATGGGTGCTTATGCTTCAAAATATTCTACATTTTATATGCCTGAAGATGATACACAATATTATTTAGAGGGTGATACAATACCAAGTGGTAAATCGGTTGGAGATATTAAAACAGCATCAACTATACCAAGTGGAAAAGTTGTTGGTGATGAAAAGGTTGTAGATAACCCACTTCATCAAGTCTATATATTGGGTGATGGTCATATTCTTTGTAATAATGAAAATGGTGATATTGAGATTGGTGATTTTATTACTGCTTCATCTACAGCAGGGATAGGTATGAAAGCTACAGAAACGGGGATTACTTGTGGTGTAGCAAGAGAAACAATTACTTTTTCAAATAATAATGAAAAAAAATTAGTTGCTGTTGAATATGGTATAAGACAATTTGTAGCGAGCTAACTAATGGTTATCGGTGAAGCTATTACAGGAATCATGCTTTTTAAACAAGCAGTTGATGGCATAAAATCAGCATTAAATACAGCAAATGATGTAAGCGATATTGCACAACAATTAGATGCGTTATTTAGTGCAGAAGATGAAGTGCAAAAAGCAAGAAATAAAAAGGCTGGCTTTGAAAACTTTAGTACAGAAAGTGTAGCACAAGAGGTTATTGATGCTAAACTTGCAAAAGAGAAAATGCAAGAGATAGCAACGCTAGTAAACCTAAGATTTGGTCCTAATACTTGGAGTGAGATTCTTTCACTTCGTCAGCAGAAAATTAGAAAACAAAGAGAACTTATTAAAATGCAAAAAAAAGAAAGATTGCAAAAACAAATGCAAATACAAGAAACATTAAAACAGGTTAGTTTAGCAGTTGCAATTGCTGTTGGCGTTGTTGTTTGTGTTTTTGTAGGTTTTATTACATTGGCGAGAGGTGCAGAAACATGAAAAAAAGAGGCAGACCAAAAAAAAATATTATGAAAAAATCACAACATTGGTTTTATTGTTACATTGTAAAAGTGCAAAACGCATTAGATAAACTTATGTTTTGGAAAAAATAATGGCACAAAAAAAGTTAGAAAAAAATAGCGAGTTTGAACATCTTGATTTAGATGGCGATGGTATTGTTACAGATGAAGAACTTGATATGGATGAAAGAATGATGCGTTTGCAAAATGAAAATGATAAGCAAGATGCACAACGATACATGGCATGGTTTGCATTATGGGGTATGCTTTTATATCCATCTCTTGTTGTTATTGCTAATTTCATAGGACTTGAACAAGCTGCAAAAATTCTAGGTGATATGGCAAGTGTATACTTTGTTTCTGTTGCAGCCATTGTTGCAGCGTTTTATGGTACACAAGCGTTTGGTAAAAACGGAGATAAAAATAAATGATACAAGCATTTATAGGTCCAATAGCTAACCTAGCTGGCACTTGGTTACAGGGCAAGGTAGATAAAAGCAAAGCAGATAGCGAAGTAAAAGTTGCTAAAGCAAAAGCAGAAGCAAAGGTGTATGAAACCGAAGCAACATCACAAATGCTTAATGAGAAAAAACTAACAGATCAAATGGGTGATAGTTGGAAGGATGAAGCCTGGTCATTATGGTTTTTAGGGGTTCTAACGGCCTGCTTCTTGCCCTGGACCCAGGAGTATGTCAAGGAGGGGTTTATATTTTTAGATGAACATACTCCAACATGGTTTCATAATATGTTATATATCGTTATTGGCAGTAGTTTTGGATATCGTTTTGGCAAACAAGGATTGCAAATATTAAACAAAAAGAAGTGAAGGGTTCACAAACTTGTGAATTTTCAAACATTAAAACAAAGAGCATCTTTAAAACAACAAAAAAAGAAAGAAAAAGCAAAAAGAATTTGGAAACCAAAGAAAATTACGATAAAATATGACAACTTATTAGATGGTAAAGTTGCGAATAAAAGTGTAAGATAATGCGTAAGTTTAAAAAAGTTGCAAAGGATAAAAAAACAGGAGTACCAAAAAAGTATTTAAAGGGTGCAAAGAATCCTAGTGCAAAAGCAAGAGAGATAAAAGAAACAGCTAAAAAATATAAGCGTGGTGAATTTATAGATATAAAGAAAGTGAGTAAGTTTCGTGCCTCCCAAAAAAAGAAAAAGTAGTTCAAACACAGACGAAGCATTTTTAAGAAAGAAAGCTGCAACCAGTCGGTTTACTTATTCTACTTTAAAAAAGGTTTTACAAAGAGGCAAAGGTGCGTATCTAAGTAGTGGTAGTAGAAATGTGTCTATGACTGCTTGGGCGAGGGGTAGGGTAAATAGTTTTGTGAGTGGCAAAGGCGGTGCAAGAAAAGCTGATGCTGATTTATTAAGAAAAAAGAAAGGATAAAACAATGCCAATGGGAAAAGGAACTTATGGTTCACAAAGAGGTAGACCAATGAAGTCTGCAAAGATGAAAAAGCAAGCTGCAACAGCTATGGCTATGAAGAAAAAACGTAAAAAACCAAAAGGTAAGATGTAATGCCAGGTAAAAAATTATCTCCAAAGCAAATGAAAATTGCTAGAGTTGCATCACCAAGAAATAAAATTACAGGTGCAGACTTTAAAAAATTGCGAAAAACCAAGAAAAATGGAACTAAAAGATAGGTCTGATTTTACTAGCCATGCGTTAAGTTTGATACAAGGAGACAGAGCAAAAGATTATGGTGATGCCTTAGAAAACCATAAGAAAATTGCTGAAATATGGTCTGTAATTTTGGATAAAAAAATTACGCCATCTCAAGTTGTTGCATGTATGATTGGTTTAAAGTTGGCAAGATTAGGCAACAAACAATGTTTCTATCACAATGACACATGGACTGATATTATTGGTTATGGTGCATTAGGTGGGGAGATTAGCCAAAATGAAACTAAGTAAAAACTTTTCTTTGAGTGAAATGACCAAGAGTCAAACTGCTATTCGCAAAGGCATAGATAACACTCCTACAGAGCAACATATACAAAAC